GAACTGGTCCAGCGCCGCGGTCTCGCAATACATAGCCGCACTGAGGTGGTAGTCCCGGTCAATGATTTCCCGATGCAGCCTGGCGCGCAGGCTTTCTTGCTTCACATTCCACATGCTGATGGTTTTCAGGTCAGCACCGATGCGCACGCCGTCCAGTTCAATCTCGAGATCGGGGCGTACACGCACTTCTAATCCGGTTTCGTCGTCAAAACCGAAGTAGCTCACTTCAACGGCGCGGCTTGGATGTGTCAGCAGCATGCCGGCGGTCGGGTGCCCCAGGAGTGCAGACTGAATTGCCCGCGCTGTGGCCAACTGCTGGCGGGTAACCAATATCTTTTCGCCAGGGTTGTTGCGCCAGGCATCCAACAGTTCGTCGGCGAATATGGCATCGGGCTTAACCGACTTAACAGCCTGGATCATGTCCGTTTTGGTGCCGGACACTTTCAGCGGCGTCGGTTTCTGCGCTTCCTGTGCGACCAAATCAGGATTGATGATCGCTAATTGCTCAAGTAACGCATCACGGCTGCCGCTGGTTTTAACCGGCACGGGCAGGGTGGCGTTGTACTCTTTGATGCACGCCTTCATTGCCGTTGCCGTTTGCTTCTGGCCTTCTTCAATACGCTGGTACTCAGCAGGGAGAGCCATATAGCTTTGAGCCGTTTCTTCCAGGCTGGCGCCAAGCGGCACTGGAGCGGGAAGGGACGCGTTATGTTCTTCAAGTAACGCTTTAATCTCGTCAGCGCTTAGCAGCGCTGGCAGGCTGGCGTTGTACGCTTCGATGAACTCGCGCAGGGTTGCGGTGGTGGTGAAAGCACCCTCCGGGATCTCAGGTTCTACGCTGAACTCTGCTTCGAGGTTTTCCGGCTGCAGTGCAAGAGCGTGCACCAGATTTCCCATATCCAGCACTTTGGATGCTGTTCGCGGGATGGTTTTAGCCACATGGCGCGCGTTAAAGTACATCAGGCTGACGCGGGCATCTTTCACCTGGGTTGAGCTAATGCCGTTCGCAGCGTGATAAACGTCATTCGGTAGGCCTTCGTATCGGCCAGGTTCGAAGTCTGCAGGGAACTCCACTTCTGGGTTCGATTCCTGAACGTCAATTGTTGTTTCCTGCAACTGGTCTGCTTCTACGGAATCTGTCTGCGAATTAGCTGCATCAATGCTTTCGCCCGGTGGTACCGAACCAACATCTTCGTCTTTCTCTGGCTTAGCCGTTTCCATCTGCACATCGTTGGTGGTCTCCGCTGTGTTTTCCGTTTTTTCGACTTCATTTGAGGAGGTATTGGCGACCGGTTCGGTATTTCCATCCACCAGGCCATCGATGGAGAACACGCCGCTACCGAGATTTTCAACCTGCGGTTGTGCAACTGGAGCTTCGGTCTCAACAGCTGTAGTAGACAGCGGCAGTAACTCCACAGCAGAGTTAAACACAGCCGTCATGGTTTGATTCACAAATTCAAGATGAGCCGCTGGCGTGTGATGAATGTTCTCTGGCGCGATGCGGATCAGATTGAAGATTGCCGCACGGTTCACCGCCAGTACGCCTGGTTGATTGCGTAAGATTGCGCTCCATGACTTCCATGGCTCTTCTTTCTTAGCCACGATTTCTTTGGCGCGACGTAAAATGCTTGAGGGGATTTCAAAGTGATGGAAATCCATAGGCAGCAGGGCACAGGCGATCTCAAGATCGAGAGTGTCCAGAGTGTGGTGCGCGCCTTCGCCGCGATCCGTCACATAGCCACCGTCTGCATTGGTACCAGAATCAGTACGCTGAACATTACTGATGCGATTACCTGCAGCCCATTCGCGAACGAGAATGCCGCGGTCAATATAATCAGTCGCCGCCCAGATTCGGGTAAAACGGAGAACCAAAGCGAGTTCGTGGCGCTTCTCCTGGCTGAACACCGTGGTGGCGCAGTTCGTCGGCGGTGAACTGGGCGAGTAGCTGCTTGCGGAACGGCATACGAACGACTGGATAACGTGTGGTTTCGTCATCATTCTCGTCAATCTGAATACCGTTTTCAGGTTCTGGATCCTGACCGGTTGTAACACCGATCTCGCTGGCGATTTCTGATTTAAGAAGAGTAAGCTTTCCGCTTCTCCACTCTTCAACTAACTGATTGCGGTCGCTGGCATCTGCTCTCGCCCAGTCAGCCATGAAAGCAGCAAGTAGCTTTACTTCGTGCTCTTCATCTGGCGCAAATACCTGCTTAATCGCCTGAACCAGTTTCCACTCAGCGTTCAGGCTGAGTTCGTCAACTTCAGGGATATCGTTCTTCGCCTGTAGCAGGTTCTGGAGATAGGTATTGTCTTCATCCAGTGACATTTCGCTGGCAGCCAGCTGCTGCTCTTTATTGATATGTGACTGGTATTTGTCGCTGGTCAGGTGGACGGCATAACGAACTGCTGGAGTGCGGTTCTCAACCGGGACACTCTCGACGGTAGTTTCGACTTTAACGGACGTTTCCGGTGCCGCTGTGTTGTCCATGGCTCCAGTAGACTCAGCACCAGCCTTTGGCAGCCAGGTCCGTCCATCGTCCTGCAGTTCGTAGCGTTTGCACCAGGTGTAATCCACTGTGCTTTCTTCCGGGAGGTCGTTATACACCGGGAAATCGGTGCGAACCGGTTTGACGTAATCCTTACCGCGGCCGGTTTCAATACCGGCATCTTCAAGCTCAACATCGAGCTGCAGGTTGGCACGGGCTTCAGATTTCGCAGTGAACCAAATCACTGCATCTTCTTTGCCAGATTTCTGCGTAGCCTTCACTACATAGAAAAATTCCATGTGAGATCCTCTTTTTTGGATGTAAGATCCCCGGGCCAGAGATAGCGCCCATTGGGTGAACTTTGGTTTTTTAAGTAGTTTTCCGGTGTAACTTTGGTCGGGAGCACCGGACGTACGGGCCGCCTTGCGCGGCTTTTACGTTATGCCTCGTGGGCCATTTGGTCGTAGGAAGCACAACGTTCAGAGCAGTATTCTTTTTCTTTGCGCGCCAGCTGTGCGCCGTTGCGATAGAGAAGGGTACTTTTGACTACTTCCTCCGGTTTAACCGGCTTGCCGCAGTACCCGCATTTTGTTGAGTTACACATCTGGATTCCTCTTTTGCNNGAATCACTTCGAAGAAATTGAGTTTTACGGCCTGCTGCCGTCCTGGTTTGCGTGCGAAATCAATCATTCTCACCCTCGTTTGCCTTATCGCCGGCCAGCGGAACGTTTACACCTGATGCGCGTTAATCTCTCCACCTCATCCGACTGTTCGTATGCCGTCGGCGGCTACTTCGTGGGCGTCCTGCCTTGGTGGTTCGTACTTCGTCTTGGTGATCATGATTAAATCACTGGTTTATGTTGATGTCAATGTGCGGTTGATATTAATTGTAAATCTGAGGTTTATATGACTGGTTTTTGTGACGTGCCTGCCGAATCGCAGGCAAAAAAAATCCCGACGCAAAGGTCGAGATCGAAAAGTTTGGAGCGGCGGCTTGGAGGTGGAACAGATGTATGAGTTATTAAAAACCCGGCACGGAGGCCGGGTCAGTTAGTTAAGACTTTTAATCATATAGTTACGTCTAGAGATCTTTAATCTGTCATTATGAATTTCTGTAACGCTAGCAACCATTGATACGTGTGAGCCTACTTTAAATCTTGACTGTATTTCACTAAGCATATCAATAGGATATGATGCCTTTATCTTTCCGTCAGCGTTCACCACTTCGAGTTTGCCATACATAGAGAGCAGTGATAGCTCACCTGTGATAATTTCATTCCACGGTTTGGATATTTCCGTGAAAGCTAACCTTTTTGTGAGCCTATCAATAGCTTCTTTGTTTAAGGAAACCGAACGCCTACCTTCACTTAACGGTCCGATCCAGGATAATTCTAGTGCTAAGCCATTTCGCTCGCACTCTTCTACAATGTTTTTAAGGTTATGCGTTGAATTCGACCCAATTTCAGCAAGTTTAGAAATAAATGAATCTTCGTCAGTGGCCTCTAGTACTGAGAAAATTTCTTTTACAGCATGGCTAGAAACCGTATCAACCAGTTCACATGCCCCTGTGGAGAACGTTACGGCTAGCTTTGTTGAACCAGGCCTCAAATCAGCCAGTCTCATATCTAGAGACTGTTTTATCCCTACAGGTACCTTGCGTGAGTCTTTTCCTGATGAAATCCGATGTACGGCTTTTTGAACTAGGCCAGCAAGGTTTCCAGAAATGACAGAAAGTAATTCCAGAGGCATAGTTCCTGCGTCAACAAGAAAACCTTTGAACCTTAACTCCATGAAATCTTGAAGCGGGTGCTCTATCTCATCAGATCTCAGTTCAGCCCTCAAATCGCTTAAATGGGAATCTAAGCTGCGCGCTAAAATTCTGTCGGCAAGAGTCATTTCATGAGCAGGGCCGATTTTGTTCATACGATCCTGAATGAACGCAATCCTTTGTTTTAATGGTATAAATTTTGGCTCTGTGCTCATACTACAACCCTCGCTAAACCTTTTGGCGTTTCCTCTCTATCGTATCCAAAGCACCCTCGCCAATACATCCTGTCGTTTGTATAATCAGACTTTGGATCCCCTTTGAAAAGAGGTAAAAGGTCAATATGATAATTTAACTTTATAAAATCCCTATCCAAGAGACTTTCAACCTGAGGGGCAAACATTATAGGAATGGCATTTATAGCATCAAAATCCATAACAACTAGTATATCGACATCATCGGGATCTAGTTTTTCAGTTGTAAATGAGCCGTCTACCCAAATTTCCAGAAAGCAATTAAATTGCTTATTAAGAACGCGCAAGTTGGTAATTAACTGTATGAAATTACAGTATAGCATGGATCTACGAGTTGACTTAGGAAAACTATCAACACATATTTTTTTCAACTGGTTGTCATCAATATCATGAAAACCTGGTGTGAAGAGTGGCGGATAGCATTTCTTAGACATAAGAAGCGTCATCCCTTACATGTTTTAATTGAGTATGTACCAACGATTTCGGCGATACAGCCGCGCTATCTAAATCTTTTGATAACTACAAATGTTCTATGCCGCAAAAAGCCTTAAACGAAGCATTAATCTTCTTGAGTACGAATCCGTCCCTTCATGTACTTCTCATACAGGTCATCTAGTTCTTTCAGACGAATCGCGAAGATGCGGAGCATGTTCTGCTGCTCTTCTTCCGGTAACTGGCGGTAGAGCTCCAGCAAGCGCTGTTCGTCCGGCTTAAGTCCATCTTTTTCACCAACGTCCTCACCGAGTAGCCAGGCGACAGAAATGCCTACAGCGTCGGCTATGGCCAGTGCCGATTTCTTACTAATCACGCCTTTTTTGAACCAGCCGTTTACGGCCTGAGGAGTGACTCCAGCTATTCGTGCCAAGTCTGCTTTTGTAACGCCGCGATCAGTGATCTCAGTAAGGCGCTCTACCAGAACGAGGTTGGGTTCTTCTTTTCTCATAGGGTCATTGTAAATATTTGGTTTATACATACAATAAATCCAAGATTTGCATAAAATATAAATCTGTGGTTTACTTTTGCTGTTAATAAGCAGGAGAAGCACATGTCCGCACTCGATAAAGCAATTAAAGCCGCTGGCTCAGCCAGAAAGCTCAGCATCGCGCTTGGTGTGACGAGTATGTCTGTAAGTCATTGGAAGAATCGTGACCAAGGGATCGTCCCGCCAAGTTATATATTCCCGATTTTCAAAATGACAGGCGTAACTCCTCATGAGCTGCGCCCCGATCTCTACCCAAACCCAACAGACGGTTTACCTAAACAGGAGCCTTAACTATGCAAACTGTTTCAGTTCAACAGAGTAGCAGAGCTTCCTCTAATCCAATGATATTCCCGTGTCATCAAAGCGAATCTGCCGCAGAGGATATTGATCATCGCGATATTTGTTCTGCAGTCCGGGCGTGGGCAGCGGCAGAAGGGCGCATAGCTGTTGCGCTTCAAATCCAAGAAGCGGCGGAAAAACTCCAACTTGATGACGTTGATTTCTCAGGCCAGGCCGATGTCTGGAACGTGAAGCTGTTTCGCTGGCTCGACAACAAAGAAGACTCCGCATCGTACCGGAGAAACGTCGAACTGCTTGTGCCCGCGATCATGTCTGTATTACCGATTCGGTACCGCGACCGTGTCGTAAAGAACGACACGTTCGCGTATCGCATGGCCAGATTAGAAAAAGAGGTAAGTGAGGCGAAGCAAGCTCTGATGCTCGATGCACCGAAGAAGGAAAAGCTAAAGGAGTTAGGCGAGGGGATTTTCGAAATGTTCCGTGTCGATCCGGACCTTACTGCGCCGCTGCTGGCGATGGTGACAACCATGCTGGGGGCGATATGAAGACTTCAGAAAAGGCGAAAGCCGGTCTGCGCGAACAGAACCGACTTTCAGGTGCAAAAACGGAGTGTAATTGCGGAGCTAAGTATGTCAAACACAGCTGAAATTATCAATTTCCCCCACAGAACCGAACAACCGGGAGGTCGTATGGCCGACCTGTCGAACGGGTATACCAAGGTCGCTAACGAGATCCAACAGCTCAAGCCTCGTCTGAGAATGTCAGGCCGGGAGTGGCAGTGTTTTGAGGCGGTGATCTGGCTTACCTACGGCTGGAACAAGAAGCAGGACCGCGTTACGAACACGGTGATCGCCGAGCTTACAGGATTGAGTGATTCCCACGTTTCTGATGCGCTCAAATCGCTCGCAGAACGCAAAATTATCTTCAGTCAGAAGCAGGGCGTGATGAAAACGGTCGGTATAAATACTGACCTTTCCGCCTGGATTTTAGACAAACCGAAAACGGGAAAAGTGTTACCGAAATCGGGAAAAGTGTTACCGAAAACGGGAAAAACCTTCCCGGAAACGGTAGACACCCAAGACTATAACAAGAACAATATTAAAATATCCTCGTCTCGGAATTCTGACGAATCCCGAAACCAGAAAACTCAAAAGTTTCTCTCTCGCCATCCTGAAGCTGCCGACGGGATATACACCCCGGCAGGTAGATCATGGGGATCCGCTGACGACCTCAAGGCTGCCCGCTGGATTTACGACAGGCTTCTCACCGTCAACGCATCGCTATCCGAACCAAACTGGGCTGAATGGGCAAACACCATCAGGCTGATGCGTGTCCAGGACACACGCACTCACTACGAAATTTGTGACCTGTTCCAGTGGGCTAATCGGGACGAGTTCTGGAAAGACAACATCCTGAGTCCTTCAAGTCTGCGAAAGCAGTGGGATCAGCTCACCACCAAACGGCTGCGCGCAACCGGGGCGGTAAAACCTTCCCGGGTCGGTATCGACCTGCATAACACCGACTGGATCGACGGGGTGCTGGAATGAAAAACCTTGCCGAGAGCATTCGCAATTTCGACCGGGAACAGTCTCGCCGCGTGGCGCACAATCTGCCTGAGCAGTACACCGAACGCGAACAAACGCAGCAGGTAGCGCAGATTATCAACGGGCTATTCGTACAGCTGGCGGCTGCGTTTCCGGCANNGCCGCCAGTGGGTGCTAGCCTTCAAAGAAAACGGGATCACCACTCTGGAGCAGGTTGAAGCCGGCATGCGCATGGTGCGTCGCCAGGATCGCCCGTTTCTGCCTTCGCCAGGCCAGTTCATCAAGTGGTGCAGGGAAGGGCGCTGCGTACTGGGGATCACCACCGCTGACGTCATGGCTGAGTACTGGAAGTGGAGGAAGCTGGTTTTCCGGTACCCGAGCAGCGAGCTATATCCGTGGCCAAAGCCGGTTTATTACCACATTTGCCTTGAACTGCGGCGCCGCGGAATTGATGGCCAACTGAGCCAAAAAGAACTCGAAGATGAAGCTTGCGAAATTCTGGGTATGTGGGAAAAGCGGGTGCTGTCCGGAAAGCCTATCCCGCCTGTACGTTGTGCGCTAGCTGCGTCAGTACGACCGAAGGGGCCGACCCCTGCGGAGCTTTTGAAAGCCAAATATGAGCGTATGAAGGCTGAAGGAAGAGCATAGGAAAGAAATGGTCTGCTATGAGCGAAAAGCGGATGTCAAAATCATGGCGATAGTGATGTTATTCTACATTAGACATAACAACCCGGCCACGAACTCACGCATCAGGCGGTAAATGGTGGATGACTACAACCTCGGAATCCATCTTTATGGACGGATAGTGCTCACGCATCCCTTCCAACATTTCGGCATCCGGCCATTCCGCACTTTTATTAAGCCTGGCCGCAACGACAGAAAGTGGCATTTTTTCAACGTGCGTGACACATACCATGACCGTGTCAGAGGCATCCTGAGCATTTTCGTAAAGCATAGGGCCCGGCACAATTTCCCGTTCCCGCCAGCGGATGGTATGAAGCTTCCTGCCTGCGCGGACGTCCGGCAGCAGGCGAGGCACGATCTTAAGTTTCTGCAATGACATTATCTCCGGTGAAAAGGCTCCTCCCGGGGGCGGGTGAGTGATGACGAAATATCCTGCGGCTACCACGCATCCCATTTTTAACATAACAATGCTTTCCTGCACCACTTGATAGGACCTCATCTCGTTTCGCGGCCTCAAGCCTGTTTACAGTATCTTTTCCTGTCTGTATATCGAAACGCGCCTGATTATCCCGGCTTGTTTGCATAACTATGCTGCGAATGTAGTTCTAGATGGATTAGTGAATGTAAATGTTAGAAACATCCGCTTCTGGCACGTAGCGGACTAGTTCACTGGGCAGAAGGTCCACTCTGAGCGAGGAGCGGACGTAACGCTGCACTCATCGGAAAATTTTGAGCGCAGCGAGTAATTTTTTCTATATGCAGCGTTTTTTAGCAGTTGGCCGCCCATCTATCAGCTTTAGCCTGCCAAGCTTTCTTTGTTTTTAGGTCATTTTGTTTATCTATAGCTTCGGTAATTACTTTAATAGCCTCATTTATGTCACTTTTTATCAGTATTTCTGCTTTGTCATTCAAAAAACTCGGCAAGAACCAAGCTCCACAATCACCACGTTTAGCCCCTTCGATTGATTTATCAATAGCTATAATTGCTCCTTTATCATCACCCATTCCTCTAAGTTGCTTAGCAGTGCTTTGATAAAAAAATGGATCCTTTTTTTCAATTTTATCGAGGTAAATATCCGCCTGCTCATATCGACCTATCTCGATAAAGAACTTCGCAACTTTTAGGTTTTCGTAATCGTTACTAGGTTGAGAGTCTATATAATACTGTTCCGCAAGCTTAGAGGTTTCTACCAGCTTCTGCTCTTTATTCTCGTCATTGCTATATTTATATAAACGATATAACGCCATCTGTATATCAGCATAAGCCATCATAAGTTTGGTGTTTTTATTTACATTATCCGGAGCAGGCAAATTAGAACTCAATGACTCGAATGCTTCAGGCAAGTTATATCCAAGATAGCCAGATAGAGAACTTAACACCCTATAGGGATGGTCAAATGAGGAACGCAAAGTGAAAGATATATCTGCAACAAAATCTTCAACTCTATTCTGGATGTATTTTTCTCGACATGATTTGTATTTCGAGTTAGATATTAAATCGTAAAAAGAAAGTATTACAGAATACGATTGATCTGGACTGATATTACCTAAAACCTTGTCTACGTATTTTTCAACCTCATCATACAACTTTTCATTATCATAAATCCTTGCTAGTTGCAGCATGCATTGCTCACTATCTGGAAACTTACTGAGCAGTTCAATGAACAAATTTCTCGACGTTACAACATCCCCTTTCCAGAAGTAAATCTTTGCGATATGGTGCTCAACAAGTAATTTTATATTCGAACCATCGGCAAGTGCTGAGTTAATCTCGTTAAGCTTTTGAATCATCTCATCTGATTCAAGTTGATACTTTTCTTCATGAAGTTTTCTATCAATTGATATTAGCTTTAACTCAATACTTTCGATTAGTAAAAGAATATCTTCAAAATTATTATTGCTTAAGTCAAACCCTTCAACCTCAGCAATTAATTCAGATTTAAAAACTAAGTTATCTGTGGTTTGGATTATTGCATACAACAAAGATTTTCGATGTTTGTCACATAAATTATCACGATAAAGTTTATTCAAAAGGTCGTTATGCATCACACAAAAACTATAGTACCCGGATTTTTTGAACTCATTTTCCACCCAGAGGACTTCGCATAATTCCTTTTTAAGGTCATGGATTTCTGTAGCGCTATCGAATAAATTCTTTATGGAAAGGAGAACGATTGAGTGAATGCTTGAATAATTCACCCCTGAACGAACTATCAGAGAAGCCTTTTCAAGATTCCTAATTGCCCTTGCTCCAAGGATTTTATTAAAGATGTAGTTACTGACTTGCTCAGCACCTAAAAGTGAGATGAGAGAAAACTCTCTTCGAAATTTCCCTGCATACTTTCCTATAACCAAGTCTGATATGGTTTGTGACTTTCCTTGTACAATTTCTTCTGTAATTTGACTAATTTCTTCAAGGAAATCATGTATTTCGTGGTTATTGTAATTTTCTTCTCTTATAATCTGGCATACAAGTTCCAAACAGAGAGGGTGACCGCCTATATGCTCAACTATTTCATCAATATATTTACTATCAATATCTATTCTTTTTTCTATAACCTCCTTTGCTTCACTATTAGTCATTTCAGATAGATGAAAACAGATTTTCTTATCAGCTATTTTTTCTAACGAGGTTATTATTACTCTACTTTCATCCCTAGCAAACGATTCAAACTCGGATTTAATATCAGAAACGTTACCAAAAAAATTATCTAGAACAACTAGGGTTTTATATGTAGAACAAAGATTAGCTAAATTTAGGTTGTTGTCAAAATCACCAACTTTAACTGACTTAAAGTTAAAGTTTTTATTCTCACTCAAGTTTACCCATATTATTGAGTCAAATTCAGCTTTTAATTTGTGAGCGACTCCAAGAACAATCTTGCTTTTACCAATTCCACTTACGCCATGAACAACTGAAACATTACTCAGCTTTATCGCTTCAATAATAACTTTTTCATCTTCCCGGACGACAAAGTCATGGGGTAAAGGAGGAAGATCATTTTGCATAGAAATTGCCGAGTAGATTTGACTTGCCGTCGGGAGATAATCAATTATTGAAAAAATAAACCGTTGGTTGCCAATATTTTCCGCAACAATTGTTGCAATACATTCTGAATCAAGAACGACAACCTCTTGTTTAATCCCAATATGACGAATAACTTTGTTTACGCTATCAAGTCTTCCACCTTTGGCTTCCTGATTTGCAAATAAAATAATCTTTGAACATTGACTACTATTTTTCAGAGCTGACTTAATATCCTTTACCGGCTTTGTATTTTCTAACTTCAACTCTACCAGTTCTTCAAATTCTTTCCCAAAAACATCAAAGTAATCATTATCCGTCCCACACTGACCAACAATTTCAAAATTATTCGTAGAGAAATCAACTGTTCGACTGATAGGTTTTGCAAACAAATTACTACCTTTATGAATGGATTCCTCACCGACAATAACTTCAAATATTGGTTTGCAAAAATATTCGAACTCAGTTCCATTCAGACAAATGAGGTCATCAACTACTTTCTTGATAAGTGCTCTTTTTAGAAAATCCATAATGTCTAGTCGTCTTATCCAATTAATTGAATTTAACTATAGGGTGACTATAGTTCCTAGGTAGTTCTGGGTGCTAAAATTTGTATATTATATTGTCATAGATTCTCCTGTTATGCTAGATAACAAATGAAAATCAAATTACCAATATAAATCAATAGTTTAAAGCTAACTTTTGTGTGCAGTGATTAAAAGCATGCAAGTACATTGTAAGTTTTGGCGGACCTGTTATTTTTAAGCTAATCCGCTCTAAGTGTCTAAACTAGCGTGATTTTCCATCTTCAGCAACAAACACATTTTTCAGCAGATTTACGCAAAGTGTGCTTGTTTTTTGGTGTAGGAAAATAATATTGTGTATTCAGCCAAATCTACGACCAATGTCCGCTCCTGGCACAAAGCTGACGTCTCAGCCTATGTATGAACGTAAAAGCTACCTTCAAGTTATTGAGCCGCTCTCGGGTTATAACGTAGCGCTTGTGTGTCATGTTGGTAAACCAATTTCGATGTTTTCTGAAAGCCTGATTGCCCTCAGGCGAAACGACTCTTAGAACCTTCTAAGGTGTAATAATCACATAATTCTCCTCTACGTGTGCTATAACCGAGTTTCAAATCGCCACCACTGGCGGTTAAGAGGCATCGCATGAAATTACGCATCACAAGAGCAATCGGCCTCAGCAAGTTCTCGCCACGTTGGGTTAAGGTTATCTGTTTACGGTTGACTAAAAACGATATTGAGCGCTCCCTCAACGCGCTTCTGGCCACAATTGATGAATCTGAACTCACTCCGGAGCAAGTTAAAGCATTAAGGGAATGCGTTGACAGAATCAACCTAGCAAGGGGAAAGGGGATGAATGCATGAGCACTTTTGATGAAAGGTAAGCCAATACTGTATAGGCGCGGCAGCGTTTGCTGTCCAAGTATCGCTTACCGGTCGATACCAGCTGAGCTTTAAAAGCCAAATATGACTGGATGAAAGCTGGTTGGAGGGTTAGGGATGAACTGGTTCTTCGTGAGCGAAAATGAGACCAACTATCTAAGTCTGTTCTGTTTACCGCATCTTACTGAGTACTGAAGCATTGCCTTTGCACCCGCCGGGCCCGCTGACTTTTCCCTATGTATTAGTTCACCCGCTTCCAGCTTGACACCCACCGAGTATGACTGCGTTAATCCGATGAAAAAGTAATAAGTCTACAAGTTCTTTTTAACATTCGCTGAATTCATTAGATTCTGGCCAGAAGATCTTCAAATATCCATTTTTATCATATTTTGAAAAAAGATTGCCCTGGAAGCAAAATATCCCAGCGGATTCGAGCCACATCCATTCTTCTGTCTGCTCGACTCCTGTAGCACAGATTCTTATTTCCAAAAGTTCACAGCAGCGGATTAAGCTTAGGAGTATAGCCTGCTTGGAACCTTCTTTATGTATATTGTGTATCAGTTGCGGGTGTATTTTGAGCTTCTCAGGCTGGAATTTCGAAAGAAACAATAAACCTGCATTACCTATACCAAAGTCATTAATAGCAACGCTTAATCCGCAACTTTTGAGTATCTGCACTGAATGCGCGAACTCATCAATTTCAGGGATTATTTCGCTCTCTGAAAACTCAACTATAACTTGTTCTGGGTATAAGTTACTTTCTCTGATATAATCGAGCAATATTTCAATCGCATCAGGCACCCTCAGTAAGGTTAAAGGCAGGAGTGTTATTGATATTCGTTGTGAGGAGTTAATGAACTTCCCTGCGATTTTTAACAAATCTTTCTTCGATTCCAAATCAAAAAATAAATTATTAGCTTTTATATCGTCTTTGTCTGATTTTGCACTCAAGACAAAAGAATGAATCTGGCTAGCGAGAGGATCTATAACTGCATGCATGTCTTGGATTATAGCGGGATCGACCGATGATACATCTATTTGCTCGGATGAAAAAAACCAACTGAATCTATCAGGAAGTACATAATAGCTATCTGTCTCAGCCGAATCTATAAATGTACGGAAAAACCTTAAAGCTCTGTCGTTGTAAA